TGTTAGACGATTAAGGTGATGCATACTTAGTGGCTGAGAAGAGTGATCCATCTCTGTTTTCAGTATCCATGGATCCTCCTCCACCACCATAATTATTATTTGTCACATTATTATTGTTATTAGTAGTACTGTTATCTGTTGTTGAATTATCAGAAGGTGCACTTACAAATGCATTAGCTTTAGGATCACCTGCAGCATCAAGTGCTTTTCCTTCAACTAGTTTACCTTCAACCATTTGTACTGTTGTTACTCCAGGGGCATCTAATGGTACTCCCATTTTTTCTTTAGCTACATCAACAGCAAATTCTTTCTCTCTACCTCTTCGTCTTCTTCTTCTTGGTTTTTTCCCCATAACTTCATCTGCTATATCTTCTCTACTTTCTTTTGTTTCAAGATCGTCCTTTATATTTCTATCTTTATCTAATTCGTTTTGGATTAACTCTTTTTCCTTAGGCATCAATTTTCTTCCAATAGCTTCTTCAGCTTGTTCTACTGTGGTAACAGTACCAGCCGCTATTTTTTCCTGTAACATTTTTGCATCAGCCATCATTTTACTCACAGGATTTGTTTTTAATGCCACATTTTCTTGAGCAGCTTCATCTTGTTTATCTTTAGCCTCAATTAGTTTTCTTTCAGCCCTTTGTCTCTTTCTTTGAATTTGTTTTTTCCTTCTTGCCTTTGTTGCTGGTGAAGCATCACTTTTATCAATAGCTTTTTCTTTTTCATCAAGTTTATTTAATTCTTCTGTTCTTGAGTCTATTTCTTTTTGTGCTTTAGCTTGTACTTTTTCTCTTTTCTTAATTTCATTATCTTGATCTTTACCAAAGATTTTATCAGCAATAAAGTTTCCAGCCTTACCAAGAGCTCTTAATCCTTTTTCAACAAACTTAGGAATGTTTGCAAAAAAATCAACTATACCTCCAAAAATATTTTTTATAGCATCTTTGAAACTAAAGTCTTTCATAGCTTCTGCTATATTTTCAAACCCTAATTTTTCTGCTATAAATGCTATTATATTTTTGATAAGATCCAATGGTAAACCTACTAATCCACCTATTATATTTCCTATAGCTGTAAAGATACCATCAAGTATTCCACCATCTTTATAACCTTCCATAAAACCTTTTATACCATCTATAATACCCATTATGATAGTGACAGGAAAGAATAACATTTTAAGTACAGCACCAAAAGGTCCAAGTAATCCTAAAATACCTTTGACAACTTTACCTATGAACCCAAACAACTTTGAAAAGACTCCAGTAACTGTCTTTACAACTTTCATAAATGTTGGTCCTATTTTTCCCATAACTTTAGCACCAAACTTAAACGCTCCTATAAGAAGTCTCAATGGAGTAAAAACTATTTTGAATGAGAATTTCAAGGCTTTTATTATCATAGGAAAGTTTACAGCATTTATGATACCCATTACTTCATCTTTAAAGAAAAGAAGTGCAGCACCTAAAGCTGCTATAGCAGCTCCAAATGGTCCTATACCAGCACTCTCTGTTTTAACTTCTGGATCTGCACCTTCACTTGGAGATGTTAAATTTATCAAGTCTTTACCTCTATCAACACCAGCCTCTGGATCTGGAGCAAGTGCTTCAACTGTAGCTGCCTTTAGACTATTGATAGATGCAATAAGTGGTTGAAGAGCGCTAGCAAAAGCATTTCTAATTTTCATTACAGCAGAATTTTCAAGATCAACACTTAGTGTAACTTTAGTGTCAACTATTTCTGTTTTTAATGGTGGGCCATCTGTTACTACTGGTGTTGGTAACACTATCTTCTCCTAGCTTTGTTCATTTGTTGTTCTTGTTCTATTCTAGCATTTTCTTTTTCAATATAAGCTACTAAGAATCCAACATATATGTCTCTTTCAAATGGTATAAGATTCTCAATGTCGCTCAATGAGTATTTATGATGTTGCATTAGAGAAAAGTTGATATGATAATAGTTTTCGAGCGAGTTGTGTGACAAACTTACAAAAAAAAATCCATGAGACCCTCCAAGTTATACTCAACAGGTTCTCCACACTTGGCGCATTTGAAGGATACTTTATGTCTAACTTTAGGTACTTTTTGAAAAAAATCTGATATTCTTAGAAATTGATTTTGACCTAATCCTTCTAAAAAGGCATTTAATTCCTCTGGGGTGAAATCATTGTATACTTGATCTTTATCAAATACATTTACTACACATTTTCTTAATAGTTCAAATATTTCTTGTACTTCAAGACCTTCTCCAGCTTCATTAAACTTTTTTGGATCCAACATATTCAAAGTTGGATATTTCATAGTTATACCTATATTACCATCTATATCAATAATATGAGAATTTTCTTCAGGTTTACTTACTTCAATATCTTTAATATTAATATAAACTTCATTAGTATGACCACATTCTTTCTTTTGATGTTTAAGATTCAATTTAATTTCCTCACTTACACTTTTAGCTCTAAGTTGTAAGAATAACCACTCTACATCAAATATAGGTAATTCGCTAATTGTGATTGGAGTTTTAACACAAGATTCGAGAACACCATAAACAGCTCTCATTATTTCTGATTCATCTTTTCCTTGTTGAGCCATGAGAAGGATTTTTTCTTCTTTGACCAAGAAAGGTCTAAAAGCTATCTTTTCTCCTGTAGATGGTAACTGAGTAAGAAACTCAGGTGTTTTAATCTGTGGTAATGACATTATAACTCCTTATCAAAAAAATAATTTACTAGCAACTCTCACCGCATTCGCTCCTGATACCACTCCTGTAACTGCTTGTTGTGTTCTAGGTGATAAACCAGATATTGCTCTACCACCTAATGATGCTGCTGCAGCACCTAGACCTGTTCGACTAAAAAATCCAGCTCTTTCAAGTTTATCTTGACCTTGTAGATTTCCGACGTTTCCATCTTTGTAGTATTTATAATCAAATACTACATTCAACCTAACTAAATCATTTGCTGACCAATCCATTTGTAAATCTTGAATAGTTCTTGGATATGCTTCTTGTAAAGTTAAATTATAAACTTCTTTAAGTTGATTTGATCCTTCAGATACTGGTACTTCTGAGAAAGCATGAATAGTCATATCACATACATGATTCTGAAGATAGTTTAACTCTCTTGTTGAAACGTTGGGATTATTAAGGCCATGAGTTCTAGCATGACCAACAATTAAATCTTGCCACAATTGAAAAAATATTTTTTCACTGTAATCTTCTGACATTAAAAATGTAGCATCCACTGGTTGATAAACAGCATTAGTCGGATACTCTCTATTCAAACCATAATTACCTTCTTTATATGGGGAAGATATAATTATTCTACCTGGTAAAGTAATTCTTTCACATCTGAATGCTAAATTTTGAAAACCTTCTTGTTCCCATCCAACAAATTTTCTTTTTTCTTTTTTAAAAGTAGTTAAAATATTACTTTGAACTTCTGCAGCAAGAGGGGATCCATTTGGTGCTGAAAAAGTCAACATAAAATGAGATATCTTAGCAACACCATTTCTATTAACAAAACCTGCATTTTCAGCTCTGCCATCAGGTGAAATTTTATTTGAATTAAAATTATACTCTGTCATTACTGTCCTATTAGTTTTCTACTTTCTTTAAATACAAATGATTTACTTTTCTTTCTAAATCTTTCTGTTGGTAAGAATAAAGCTGTGTCCCATTGATCCGAATTAATCTTAACAAACCTACCTCTCACTCTTCTTACTAAGTATCTTTTAACACAAGGTTTAAAAAATCTAAACTTGCTAGCCTTATTTAGTATCTCATAGCTAAGTCTTATACGAGTATCTTCATCAAATTTTTTGTCTGTTGAAATAGTATATAAACCATCCATTAATCTAGCTCTTAAACGTGGGTGTAGATAATGCAAATTTAAACCAAGAAAGGATCCACCCTCAACAGCTCTTTGTCTTGTAAAACCTCTTTTAAATGGAAAGACTAATGGAAATCTATCATAGTATGGAAGCTCATCTCTCATTTTAGGTTCATAAAAGAAATGATACATAAAACCAACTTGAGGTACTCTTGTTAATTGTACTTTTGGTGCTGTTTTAATTATAGTATTTGGTTGAACTCCAGTAGTTTGTCTTGCAAGATTTCTAAACCAATTTCTTGCACTCCTAGTTCTAGCTGGAGTTTGTCCTGCACGGACTCCCTCTTCTAATAATTTTTGGTAAATATATGCTACCAACTTTGTATACCTAATTCCTTTTCAGTTATTATAACAAACTCCCAGTCTCTGTCTTCACAGAATTCTCTAGCAGCTTTCCACTTATAAGTATTTATTGCAAATGTCTTAACTTCATTAATATACCTTTTGGTCTTTCTATTTTGTACTTTTGGTTCTTGGACCTGTTTGTATGGTTTAACTTCAACCATTCTTGTTTTGATCAAACCATTCTTATTTCTCACTTTGACTAGAAAGTCAGGATAATATCTATGATACTTGCCATCTATTGGATGTTTATAAGGTATAAAAAACTCTTCACTTTGCCACTCAATAATGTGTTCATTGTTATCAAAATAAATCATCATCTGTTTTTCCCAAGAACTTCGATAAATAATATTAGTAGGATCACCTTTGTATTTTTTAGGGTTCTTAGGTTTAAACAATCCTTTATACTTAGAAAAGATCATACTGTATTTTATAACTTTATTGTAAGAAAGTCAAGGAAAAATGGCACAAGAAACAGCATCATTTATGACAGGAGGTAAGGACGCTCAAACATCAGGACCATCAGGTGGAAAAGATGATGGTGGTCCTTTAAACTCTTTGAATCAAGCAATAGGTTCAGATGGACCGTTGTTTTATCCAGTTGATATTCAAACTATTGACCATTACATGATTTTTTCTGCTTATAAAGAACATACTTTTCAAGGATCCTTAGAATCAACTAAGAGAACAGATTTTACAAAACTTGGTTCTGTATACTTACCCATGCCATCTAATCTCCAAACAGCATATCAACAAGCATACAAAGAAGAAGCTGTAGGAGCTTTGGGAATGGCACTTGGTGGTTTCGTTGCAAGTAATATGGATGCTATTTCTTCAGCTTCAAAACAAGCAATGGGTGCAAGAACTATTGATCAAGCTGCTGCAGCAAAAGATGCATTTGGGGATATAGGTAAAAGAGCAATCTCTTCAATTGGAACTGAAGGTGGAATTGGTGCAGCATTAAATGTAGGTTTAGGTGAAGGAACACAAATTGCAGCTGGTGCACTTGGTAATCCAATAGCTGGTGCTGCATTGAATAAAGCTGTACAGGTAGGAACTGCGATAGCTGGAATAGCTAGAAATCCACATATGGCTGTTTTATATGACTCACCTCAGTTTAGAACTTTTGAATTTGGATTTCAAATGAGACCAAAAAATTATCAAGAAAGTTTAATGATTGGTAGAATAATTCATTTCTTTAAATATTATAGTCACCCTGAATACAAATTTGGTAACCATTTTTTTATATATCCAAATCAATTTAAAATTAGATTTAAGTATCCAGAATTCTTACACAGGTTTGGCGATTGTGTGTTAAAAAGTGTTGCTATAGATTATCATGGTGAAGGAACTCCATTATATTATGATGCAGGTAAAGGTGAAGGAGTTGACTTAGGAGATGGAGCTGGTATACAATCAGGAAGAAAACTTAAAGCACCTGCAGCTGTAAATTTACAACTAAGTTTCCAAGAAGTTAAAATTCTTACTAAAAAAGAAATTCAAGAACAGGGGAGATAATGGCTTTTTATTTTAGACCTTTTCCAAAGGTACAATATGACTTAAAGAAAAATAAATTACCTTTGTTGTTGACTAATGTAACAGCTAGGTATAAAATAAGAGATGTATTAAAGAATAAGGTTGCAATTTATTATGATTATATTGTAAAAGATAGTGATAGACCAGATCTTATTGCATTTAAATATTATGATGATGAAACTTTGGATTGGTTAATTTACTTAGTAAATGATATTATTGATCCATACTATGATTGGCCGCTCCAGCAAGATGCATTTAATAAGTATATGACTACACTATATGGAAGTGTAGCAGGAGCTAAAGGTACAGTTTTTGAATATAGAAAACTACTAAACAAACAATCTGTATTATTTGATGGTACTATAGTACCTGAAAGATATGTTGTAGTTGATCAAAATGTTTACAATGAAACAGCAGCAGATATGAGAAGAGAAATAGATGCCTACGAATATTATGAAGAAGAAAATAATGAAAAAAGAAAAATTAGATTGCTTGATAAAAGATTTGTCGGTTTAGTTGTAGCCGAAGTAGAAACTATATTTGGTGAAAATTATAATTAGGAATTAAAATGAGTAGAAGTAATGAGTCTTCTGTAACAAGTATTCCAAGTGAAGCTATACAAAAGGTATTCATATCAAACTATCAAGATGTAGTAGAAGATATTACAGATCTTGTTTATGGTTTTAGTATTTATGAGCACTTGATGAAACCGACTTCTTCATGTGAAATATTACTTGCAGATGCAAAAGGTTTACCTCAATTACTTCCTATAATAGGTGATGAAAAACTTACTATACATTACAAAACAAGAGGTGTTAAAACTAATAATGAACAATATGAAACAAGAAAAAGAGCCTTTCAAGTATACAAATTAGACAAATTAGTTGAATCAGCAGAACGTCAACACAACTATGTTTTACATGGAGTTGATGATCATTTTATAATGAATGAAATGATAGATTTAAATCAAAGTTTTGTAGGACAAAACTGTGTTAAAGCAATTGAAAGTATTTTTAAAAGCAATTTTATAAAAAATATTAATGATGAGTTTAGACCTTTTACAATATATGAAAAATTAAATGGTTTAGAAAGAGAAGATGTAATAGAGTCAACTAATTCTTCATTTTATATATCACCAGGTGTTACTCCATTTGAGGCCATAACATATTTAAAAGAAGAAGCTGAACATAAAAACTTTCCAACAAATAACAGTGATTTTGTTTTTTATCAAGACTATCAAGGTTTTCATTTAACTACTTTATCTGAACTTAAAAACCAACCTGCAAAATATAGCTATACAGTTAAAGATATGGCTGCAGAATCTGACAATACTGGAAGACAAGTAGGAGAAAGTCAAGATACTGGTGAGACAGATGATATGAAAACAGTGATAGACTTTGAAATAAAAAAAACTTTTGATTCAATACATCATTTAGGATTAGGAACATATGGTAATAGAGTTGCTGCGATTGATTTGTTAACTAAACAATTTGATGAAAAAAGTTTTAGCTACAGTGAAGAATATAGAACTTTAAATCCTATGGATCAAGGTAGACTTATAAGCGATAAGAGTTTATATAGATTTTCAGGATCAACACATACAAGATATTTACCAACTGAACTTTTATCTAACAGTATACCAACCGGAGTACCAACAGGTTTTAATAATAGTATAGCAAACTATTCACAGACTCCATACTTTTATCCTATAGATGGGCAAGGTAAAGAAGAAGGAACTATTAGTAATGAAGATGCTAATAAAAGATTACAAGAAATAATTCAAAAAGATCCAAAGATTGCTAATCCTAGAAGGAAACATTATTCTCTTAACAAAAAAGTATCTGGTATTGGTATATTGGATACAATAATAATTGATATAAAAGTTCCTGGTAATAGTGATATTAAAGTTGGAGATACTATAAATTTTTATCTTCCACAAACATCTGCAGATATAGATGATAAATTATATAATATGTTTTTTGGTCAGAAGGATCCAAAATTTTTAGTTGTTAAATTAAATCAAAAATTTATTAATGAAGTAAGTTCATATCATACATTAATAACAATTGTTAAAGATAGTTTCAAAGATGAAGTTGCAACTATAATGAAAAAGAGAGCTGATAGTTTAGGTGAACCTACAGAAATGAGACAGAATTAAAAATGACAAGTAAAACTTTTGATAAAGAATATTTAGGATTAGGTGGATTTGTTTGGTTCTTTGGTGTTGTTGAAGATATTATGGATCCACTAAAAGTTGGAAGAGTAAAAGTAAGATGTTATGATTGGCACCCTTCAAGTAAAGAAGTACTCCCAACATCTCAACTTCCATGGGCTCAAGTAATGATGCCTGCAAATAATGCTGCTGTATCAGGTATTGGTACATCTCCAAACGGATTGAAACAAGGAAGTTGGGTAGTAGGTTTTTTCTTAGATGGTGAAGGAGCACAAAGACCTTTTATTATGGGATCTATACCTGCAATACCAAGTCATAAAGCAGACGAAAATAATAAAACAAAAGGATTTAATGATCCAGAAGGAAGATATCCAACTGTTGCACATGAACCAGATACAAATAGATTAGCTCGTAATGATGCTAACAATGCACATGGTGTCATTGCTTCCAAAAATAGTGGTAGATCATTATCAGTACCAACCGCGTTAATGGATCCAGCTGGTAAACATTGGGAAACAGATTATACATGGAATGAACCACCAAGTGCTTATGCAACTGTATATCCAAACAATCATGTATTTGCTACACAAAGTGGACATATAAAAGAATTTGATGATACTACACATAATGAAAGAATACATGAGTATCATAAGACAGGAACGTTTTATGAAATAGATAAAGCTGGTATAAAAACAACAAGAATAGTTGCAAATAATTATACAATTGTAGCTGGTGATGATAATGTTCACATTAAAGGTATTGTTAATTTAACTATTGATAGTCATTGTCATACTTACATAAAAGGAAACTGGAAAGTACAAGTCAACGGAAACAAATATGAAACTATTCATGGCAACAACACTATAACAGTCCATAAGAATCAATCCGAAACTTGTAATGTTAACTTTACACAGAGCGTTGGTGGAACAAAAGGTACAACAGTAACTGGATCCGTCACTGAAACATATAACTCAAGTAAGTCTGAGTCTGTTTCAAGTGGTGTATCAGAGTCTTATGGTAGTCAAACAACAAGAGCAAGTGGTGACGTTGAAATATATGGTGAAGAAATACACTTAAATAAGGAATAAGATGAAAGGCGAGTTTAGAGTAAAACTGTTAGATAAAACTATAGTAGATTATACTGACTTTAACGATATACCAGATAAAGTTTATAGGATACTTAAATTTATTCCAGACTATCCACCTTCACCACATAGTGAGGAGGATCATAAATTAATTGAAACATTTGATAATAAATTACACGAACTATTAAGGAGAGAGACTAATGAGTAGTAAAGCAGTTACAAGAAGAGGTGATGCTGATGTAATACATTGTTCAGTACCTTTTAGAGAACAACATTCACCAGATGTATTTGTAAACAATATACCTGTATCAAGACAAGGCGATAACAATACTGTACACGTATTGCCAGGATTACCTTGTCCTTCTCATCAAAAACCAATTGCAACTGGATCCACCACTGTTTTTATCAATGGTAAAGGATGTGGTCGTATAGGAGATGCAATATCAGCTTGTACTTCAGTAGCTGAAGGTTCTGATAACGTATTTGCTGGTTAAACACATAAATAATGTAAAAGGAGATAATTATGGATATACATGAAACTTTAGTAAGTCTTTT